GGCTGATCCCGTTGAAAGGATAGCGATTAGCGACACTTCAGTTTCGTTAACGAACAGATCGCGGAAAGTTGAGTTCTCGAAGTAAGCAGAGAAGTCACCATCAACAGCTACACGACCTTCGAAAAGTTCAGCGATACTGTTTGAACCAACAACCGTTGCGTTTTGCAGGTTACGGTTGATGTTGATGTTCAGGCTTGTCAGCAGAGCAACAGGAGCACCGTTAACCAGCATTACACCTGAAACCGAAGCGAAGATACCAGAAGTACCCTGTGCAGTCGGTGAAGTGAAATATTGCGTAGCACCAGTTTGCGCAAGATCACGACCCGTGAAACCGAAGTCACAAGTCACAAGACCTGTAGCCGGTAGAGCCATGCTCGCTGTGTTAACCTTCAGACCTGTGAACACTTCAGAAGCAGGAACATCACTGTACCATTCTTCGAACGTGTATGAACGGTCAACGTGACCACTGGTAGGAGCAAAAGTCTTCTTACCAATTACGGCAACTGTAGCACCAGTAACTGCAGAACCTTCTACTGCCATCGCTACACCGTTCAACGGGATAACGTTCAGCACAGTACCAGTTACAGAAAGCACAACCATGTTCTTGGCAGTGTTAGCGGCTTGGAAAGTACCAGCAGTAAATCGAATTACGTCACCGATCTTAATGCAATCCGTCAACCATGAACCAGCAGCACGAGTTACGTTCCATGTTGAAACGCTACCGATTGCTACACCTGTTGCGATTGTGATGCTCAGAGTAGTGATAGGAGCTACAGTAGCGAAGTCACGGGATAGAGCAGCACCGAAGAAATCAGCGTAGCTACCGGGAGAAAGTTCACCACTTAGACTACCGTCAACGCTGCGAACACCGTGACGCATGTCTGCGATTTGATAGTCAGTACGAATCTCACCAGATTCATACGTTTCTTTTGTCAGGTTAAAGTTAGCTGTAACACGACGTAGCAGTTTGCCAGAAGCAGCACCCGCAAGTGTACCCCATGTCGTTTCTTGCTTGTAACCAACCTGCTTGTTTACACCTGTTGCAATTGGCATGTCAGATTCCTTATGTATTAGTTTGTTTCACTTTGCAAAGAGTTCGAATGTTTTAGGTACACTCGACAAAACCTGAAACCCTAGTCGTATACTTCGACAGTCACAGGCACAACCAAGGGTGTTACCACCGCATTGTCTAGAATTAGATTTCCACCCATGTTAGGTGTAGTGAAAACTCTAATGCGAAGATTGTCTTTAATGATTTCGTATCCACGAGCAAATGTCGATCTAAGATTACCGGCAGTTTGCATTGTTGCAGCCACACCCTGATTGATTGGACCAACAATAAAGAGTTGAACTTGGTAAAGTTCTCGTCTGTACTTCGATCCGAATACAGGGTCTTCTACTGCTGTAGGAATGATCTGACAACGAACATAAAGTGCATCATCTGGAGGATCAAACTCTACACTTTCCACAGCAAGAGGAATCGGAGACACTACGTCTCTAATCGCTTTCTGTAGAGTAAGAATTGTTTTTAGTACAGTATCTGGCATGTTACCCCTGATCGAATAGTGATTTGAACTTGCCTGACGCTTTGTAGATTGCTTGAATATCAGCAATTGTAGGCTTTGTAATACCAGAAGGAGCTTGAGTAGAATGACCTTGTTCTAGACCCATTGTCGCACCCGACCAATCTCGTCCACTAGGGAAATAACCTTTGTTCTTCGTGATGTAAGGTGCGTTGTTGTAGATGACAACGAATCCATTCTTCATTACATCGAAGTCTGAGATTTGAGTCTTTACTCTACCTAGAGACACACTTCCTTGTTCATCACCAGCAAGCCATCCACCTAGATAAGTAGAGCTTGGTGAGGTAAACAAGAAGTTAGCGTTACGAACATCACCAGCACCAACAGGAGCAGAGAAACGCCACGAGTTACGTGCAGTACCTTCTGTGGTTGGTAACATTCGACCGAAAAACGTATAACTTCTACCTTCATACATCTTGGCGTAATTGTCAGAATCACCGAAAGGTGTATTCATTACAGCTTTTTCGGTAAGCTCATAGAAGAATCCGGTGAACATGAAATCGAGCTTACGCACGAAAGTCTCTTCAACTTTCACAAGACTCTTTAGCACTTCATCCAGATTTAGATCAATCATGTTTTCACACAGAGAAGTCGATATAGAATAACTTCACCCATTGCACCATGCTCGGAAACTCGTTGCACAGTGTACGTGTCAGTTCCAGAGACAACCTTGTCGTTGACGGTTGGTTTCTCTGTGAATAGTGCAGCTTTAGCATAGAACTCAGCAACCTCTTTACCGATCAGATTCGGGTAGTTGTATTGACTAGCCTCAATCTGTCTCTTGTAAGCTTTGGCTGTAGTATCAACTTGTGTCGAACTAACAGCGCCTGTATCGAAGTCGTATGCTCCGTTTACAATTCTCCTGAACGTAACGTTTGCACCAAAGCGGTCAATCATTCTGTTTGTAGAGATTACAAAGAGATTCATTCCGGTACCTCAAAATAGTTATCAGGATAAGTCTTTGGATCGGTCGGTACAAGCACAGCGTTGTTGTCCTCATTAAGGATGTTCTCACGCATATCCTGTTTGGAGATACCACCAGCATAAGCGCCAGCGAGTGTCAGTGCAGGATTGAAGTCAGGATTCTTAATGAACAACTGTAGAGCCATTCGATACTGTTCAGCAGCTTTCGATCCTTTTACACTGAAGATGTCAACGGTTTCATCACCACGCATCGATAGCTTAAACAGGATACTCTTAGCTGCATCGATCATTGCACGACGAATGCTTGAGTTGTTTTTGTCAATGAAGTATGTGTACTCTTGATCTGACAACATCGGGAAACCAACGTCCGTGTCTGCCAGTTCATATCTTACTTGTTGAATTTGTTCTGGTGTAGCCATTGTGTTTCCTCTCTTAGTAAAGCACTCACATGAATACTTTAATAAGAGCCCCCGAAGGGGCTCTGTCGTACAAGCAGGGATTAGTTGCTTGTGAAGCCACGGACAACCGCAGCAGGACGACGGATCAGGTGCAGAGCGTTGTGCTCAGTCTGAAGTTCAATCTTTTCATCCTTGCTGTCACGGTATGAGAAGGCGTAAGCTTCCTCACCAAGCGTGTTAACGTGCGAGAATTTGTTCGCAGGCGAGAAGTAGCTGATGAACATGTCAGCAGTACCACGCGGAACGAAGTAGGCATCGTTTGCAGGAATCAGAGGAACACCGTTGTATGAACCACGGTACTCGATAAACTCCACACCACCGTGTTCGAAGCGGCGGAACAGACCTGAACCAAGGCGCTGGCGCAGAGGTTCTTGTGTCGAAGTGTAGAACTTGTAAGCTTCCTTGATACCAGCTTGAGCAATCAGCTTGCCGAAGAATGCAGGGCTGCAAAGAGCCACGACACTCGTTACGCTTTCACCACTCAGAATGTTGTCCTGAATGTGCGCGATAACTTCTTCAGCCTTAGCGATAACGTCAGTACCTGCGGTACCAAGCACGAAGTCAACTTCACGACGAGTAACACCGAAGTCACTGTAGTAGTTACCAACAACCGTACCGTTGGGAGCGTAAACTGCACCGTTCGTGATGGCAAATGCGCGAGCAGTTTCCATCGTAACTGCGTGGTTCATACGAATACGAGCCAGCTTACGAGCGATTACAGCAGCTTCCGTTTCAGCTTGGTCAGCGGTACCATAAGCACGCTTACCTTGAAGGTCTTGCGGGCTAACGTAGTCGTCAAGCGGGAAGTGAGGGATTGCGAATGAACGCAGTGCAGCAACTTCGTCTTTGTTGACAAGGTTACGAGCGCCGCGAACTTGGTCAGTGATTACACCAAGAGTACCAGCTTTAGATTCGATAGTGATGCTGTGCTGTGCAACAGGCTCACTACGGAAAACACCAAGCTCATTGATCAGACCCCAGGTATTGGGAATCAGATTCAGTTCTTCGGTATAGTCTACAAGCTCAAACGGCTTTTCAAATGAACGAACTGTAGGCATTGTAATAGTCCTTAGTTGTAGTTAGAATTAAACAGCGTCGTTTACACGAATGCCGAGAGCTTCAAGCTGTGCGTACAGCGCAGTCTGTTCAGCCAAAAGGTCGAACGTTGCGTCAAGTACCAGAGCAGACTTGGAAACGATAGCAGGACCACGAACTAGGCACAGTACACGAGTGTCTGTGGTAGCTGGAACAGCTTTGTCTTCAAGGCAGATAGCGAAAGCGTTTTGTGAACCGTCTGAGGCACTTTGTACAGCAATGCGAACTTTCCCGCCAACAGTAACTCGACCAAGTACAGTACCTACAGTATAGGTACGAGCACCGGCTTCGTTAGCAACGAGAACATCACGGCAGTAAGCGAAGCTCGGTTCATATTCGTGCTTCACAAGGTGGCTAAAACGGAAGGTATCAGTAGCAAATGGAGCAGGCATGATTTATTCCTCGTTTACTTTTCATTAATGATTTTTTGTGCGCGAAGAGCCTTGACGATAGGATTCTCTTTCACGAGAGTCGTAGTCGTTTCTGCACTTGCACCTTTTTCTTCAAACAATGCTGACTTTTCAACAGCACTATTCATCTCAGCAAGAACCTTGACAACAGCGTCAAAGTCTTCTTGTTTCTCTACTAGACTTACAGCTTTGAAAAGAACTTCAGCTTTTGCTTCATCCTTGACTGCAGTCTTCAGTGCGTCAAAGCGAGACTTGCGAATAGCTTCTGCACGTTCTTTGCGGAATTGATTTACTTCGTCCTTAGCCTTCTGAAGT